ATGGCGGCTGTTATAGGCTGGCAGATGAAGAAATACGCATCTATGGACGATGTAACGGATGATTTTGTTGAAGAGAAGCCATTGTTTGGAGATATAGGTATGTAGAAGTGGTATAATTAGTACAAATTAGAAACATTAACATAACAAAGTGCGGGGCCAGCACTTTATGGCAGTAATTAAGAAAGAAATACGTAATAAAATCGTCGCACAGGCACTCCAGAACATGGATTTTGCTCGTACGTACAAGAAAGGTAAGATTGCGAACTGGCAATTGAACGAAGACATGTATTACGGCGTGAAGAAGAAGTCAGACGACAGTCGGGCGAACGTCGATTTGGGACAGATGCAAGAACACGTGCACACACTATTAAGTAAAATTGATAATCCTTTGACGTTTAAGTTTTTGAAAAGGAAAGAGGCTCAGCTAAAGCGAGTCGCGCGTCTCAACGCCTTAAAGACATTTGACGGTGACAGAGACAACTGGGATATGAAGGATATTGCTGGTAAGAAACAATGTATCATTTATGGTCGTGCTATCTATAGTTATTCTGCTGACAACTCTAACGGCTACATGCCACACCTAGAGAATGTTGATGTGTATGACTTCCTATGGGACCCAAGCGCAGGGGGATTGGATTTGGAAAATGGACGCTTTGGAGGACGCTATGGTGTTGTGAAGGATAAGTCTGAGCTGAAAGGTAATAAGGACTATATTGCTACTGAAGTGAAGGAACTTTTGATGGGTCCTGGAAACGCAGACGAATCTAGTGAGGAGGACAACGACAAGAAGAACCGACGGTATGCAGTTGATAGCGATACTGCTGAGATAGAGAACGCTGACCCTGACAAGTACAAGTTCTGGGAATGGTTTGAAACGTATGAAGGTGAACGATACAAGATGCTGATGACAGAGAATGGGAAAGCTATTCAAGTGGAGCTATTAACAAAATCACACCCAAGCAACTTATGGCCGCTTTGGACATTTGCTGCTTATCCAGATTTGACTGAGATGTGGACTCCATCACCTTGCGATTATGTTCGTGAGATTATCATGGCACAAGCGGTTTCTATTAACCAGATGTTGGATAATGCTGAGCGCGTTAATAAGCCACAACGAGCAATTGATGTTGGGGCTATTAAGAACAAAGCGCAGTTGAAGTACCGTAAGGATGGATACATCGATATGGCTCCGGGTAGTAACGCAGCTTCTGCTATTAAGATAATGGAGACACCAAGTATCACTACACCTATACAGGTTTTCGAAACATTGGAGACTATTAAATCAACTGCTAGTGGTGTGACTGCAGGAGCGAAAGGCGTAGAGGACACAGCTGGTCGCGCAACTATTTATGAAGGGAACCAAGCGAACGTCGCTGACCGATTTGCGCTCTTTAACAAGAGCTACTCATTTGGGTACAAACAATTTGCTAAGTTATATCGACATGGTGTTGATGAGAACCTTACTAAGAAGATTGCTGTTGATATTGTGGGACCTGAAGGAATTGAAGTGCAGGACATAAGTCGTCGAGACATCTTCCGGAAGAATGATGAGTTTGCGGTTATGACTGAACAGGCAAATGCAGAGTTGCAGTTAAGCGAACAGAAGAAACGGGGGCAAGGCGCTTATTACTCAGCGCTGTTGGGACGACCAGAACTTGCTAACCAGAAAGTTGTTGTAGCGAAGTTGGGAATGGTGGCAGGTGTTGAAGAGGCAGACATCCGAGAGCTCCAAGATTTAGAAGATTACGGAACAGCGAATGTGATGAGTGAAGCGGAAAGAGACATTGAAGACATCTTAGACGGCAAGTTTATACAGCCTAACAGAATGGCAAATACGGCTTATAAACAGCGTTTTGTGGACTATATGCTTGACCACGAAGAAGACATGAACACAGAACAGGCTGGCAGAATGTTACAATACGTAAGATCACTCGACCAGGTTGTTGCATCAAATACGCAACGAGCTGTACGAGAGCAGGCAGCTAAAGAAGCTGAGGCACAATTACAAGCAGGGGGAGCGAAGGGGAACGGTAGACCGCAACTGCGTCAACCAGGACCAGCGCAACCACTACAAGACACGATACAACAAAATGTCTAAGTTAGAAAAGAAGGACCTTTCTATTAAGGAAGAAAACAAAGATGACTTCAAGGAGTCAATCATCGCACGTACAGGACTGACGAACGAATTTACAATCTCTTCTATCGAGAAGCACTTAAAGACTCTTGAAAAGATGAAACTTGAGGGAGAGGCGACAACGAAGACGGCACAAGCGCAAGCTGATAATGTTCTTCGGAACAATGAATTTATTAAGGAGATGTCTAAGGAAGACCAACACGCAGTGTGGATGTGGTTCGACAACATGACTATCGTTAATGAAGTGAAGCCACAACTAGATGATGTGTATTCAGAAATTGCAGCACACAACGAACATCTCGACGTTATCTATGATGCGTTTGGTTTTAAAGATAAGGTTGTTTTGGATTTAAGTAAATTGGAAGATGCCCCAGAAGGAAGCTAAAGTCCCAGAGGACTTGAAGGAACAGAAGTCACAACTCCACGCCATCAAAGCGTTAGGAGACACTGAAGGTGGAAAAGCCTTAGTGTCTTTGTTGGTGGAAGATACAGTTAGTTGTATCCACAAGCTACTTCCGAATGAAGACAACACAGCTTTAGTTGTGAAGATGCACACGAATATGGAGCTATGTGGCACTATACTCGGAGCAGAAGCAAACGAAGAACACCTCGACGAACTCATCAAAGAAGCACTCACAGCATAGCGCTGTGTGTACCTCATCTGACCTCTTTCCCCGTGCGGGTTGGATGGGGTACACACGGTACTATTTCTGTGTCGTGGTTAATGTTATAATTAAGCTACGTTTAGGAAGCGGTAAAACTCCTATTGGACTGAACAATTTATAATTCAGGAATTTTATGTTAGTTGAACAAAATACTCCAGCTGCGGAGGTAAACGAGCCAGAGGAAACTGTAAATGACGACACTCAAGTAGAAGAAGAGAAGGAGGCTACAGTTGGTGATGACACCGGCGAAGCAGCAGCACCTGAGTCAGATAATATCCCCAAGGCTCGCCTTGATAAGGAAATTACCCGACGCAAAGCGCTTGAAGCAAAAATTGCTGAGCTTGAAAAGGTGGAAGACGAAGGTGAAGAATCACCTGACTCAACTTCTGAAAAATCTGAACTTGAAGCTAGACTAGCAAAACTTGAAGGCAAAGAGAAGGCTGAGAAACTTGAAGCTACTATCGAGAGTAATTTTGCAAAAGCACTCGAAGAAGCACCAGAGTTTAAAGACAAAGTTAATATGGATGTGCTGAAGCAAATGGCTAAGCTCCCAGAAAACTCAAACAAAACCTACTCTCAAATCCTTGAAGATGTGTATGGCAACACAGTTAGCGGTACGCGCACCGCTGAAACCACCACACCTCGTGGTGGAGCCGAAAACCAAAAACTAGATGTACGACGTGCTGAGAAAGATAATGAGTATCTAAAGGAAGTGTTGAAAGACCCTGACTTGAAAGCTCAATATAACAAGATCATCCACCAGTACCTTTAGTAGCGCGGGGATTAAACACTAATCCCTAATACAATGGCACTTAATGACTACATGGAGGCTTTTGACAATTCCTACCAGGAAATATGGCAGAAGACTCTCGTTTCAAAGGCAATCATGAACACACGGTTCGAGAAAACTTTGAAATTTGGAGAATCTGTAGAACGAGTATCGTTCAACATTGATGCAGTACGAGTACGAGACGTGACTCGTGGATCTGCTTCAACAGTTGACGCGCTTACTGACACTACACAACTCCTAACAATCAACCTAGAGCGAGAAGCTGTGTTCCACATCTCTGACGGAGAAGCAACACAAGCAGGACCTCTAAACCCAGGTACAGTTATCGGAGGTAAAATCGCACACAAAGTCTCACAAGACCTTGACGCTAAATGTTTCGCTGAAACAATTAACGCTGCTAACACATTCGATAACGGTGACTTGACTACTGGAGCTTCAACAGGAACTGGAATCACACTTTCAGCTAGTACTGTTCCACAGATGACATCTCGAATGTCTGCAAAACTTACTTACGCAGAAAACATCCAAACTTCTACAAACATGTGTTTCGTAGTTGACGCTTACGGCGCATCTATGATTGAACAGTATTTGATGGGCAAGGATATTGACATCGCTGGTTCTGTTTTCGCAAACGGATACGCAGGTGTTGTCCGAAACGCACAAATGTACGTTTGCGAAAACCTATACTCAACAGCAGTACTTACATTCACAGACGTGAACGTAGCTGGTAAGACTGTAACTATTAACGGAGTTACTTTCCTATCGAAAGCAACACCAGCAGTAGCAGGAGACGTTGATGTACACGCTTCAACTGAAGAAGGTGCAGCAGCAAACTTTGTAGCAGCTATCACTAACAGTGAAGGGCTTGCAGCAGGAGTAACTGGTACTCTTTACACTGAACTAACAGCAGCTGACCGAGCAATCCTAGATGACGCTAATGTTTCAGCAACACTTGTTGGTGCTACAGTAGCTCTTACAGGAGCTGGACGACTTGTAGTTTCAGAAGATGAAACTAACGCTTCATGGGGATCAGAGTTCATCCACTATTACTACGGTAAGAAAGGTGCTATCGACTTGGTAGTACAAGACCTATCGCCAGTTGATATGCGACCTACTGACGACCGAAGAGGAGTGAACGTATTCTCAAGCTACTTAGCTGGAATTCGTACATTTACAGACGGCGGTAAGCAATTTCTAGATGTGAAGGTTGTACCTGTATAAGGAACAACTTAATTTCAAAGAGATTAAACTCAACCCTTTGGGGTTGGGTGGAGTACAGGAGTCCAATTCCTTTATTCCACTCAACCCCAAACTTATCAGTAAATTGGACTTACGGACGTACTCTCTGTAGAGACTGTCATATCAAGCGACATACTCGCGTGGTATAATATACTAATGACTAAAGCCGATATAATTTTAAAGGCACAATTGTACCTTGACGACTCTTCAGAATTGTCTTCTGCTGAGTTCAGTGACCTCTTTGATAAGATGTACCGTAAGATAACAGCCATGCATGGTTGGGAGGGGAACAAGACTGAAGACTCTTCTGAGACTACTTCAACAACAGTCCCTTATGTCTCTCTACCTACTGATTTCTTGTACATGGTCGCTAATGGCAACCACACCACTTCTAACTACGAGGCGAAAGGTCCTGTTGTTTTTCGTGGAACCGACTATGATGAATACGAAGTTGTGAGCTGGAGCGACCGACGACAGTATCGACAATCTAATAAGGCGTATGTAGACTTCGCCAACTCACGACTATACTTCACAGTACAGCCAACAGTCGCAGAGTCCGTGGAGTTTGATTACCACGCGCAAGCTTCTGTACTGACTGACGGCCTTTCTCCGTGGTTCCCAGCAGAGTTCCATGACGCTATTTACCACTACATGGTGAGTGACGACTTTATGATTCAGCAATCTGACAAGGCACAGAGTTACGCTAAAGAAAACATGCGCGCGGCAGAAGACATCATGGACTCAATGAAATACTGGAACGCTCAATTAGTACAAATATAATATGGCAACACGAAAGAAAGAAATCAAAGCATTTGTTTCTGGCACACATAATTTGATAAACAACGAACTCATCCCACGCGATGCAGCTTCTTCTGCTAAGGGGTGGCTTACTAAGGATGGGCGCATTGAACTCATGTACGGACGCCAAGCGATAGGCGGTGAGGGACTGACTGGAAAGAACTACGCTGAACACTTTGGATATAAGACAGACGGTACAAGTGTACACTTCAGGAAAGTAGACACGGTTGTTCAGTATTTGAACGGCTCAACATGGACCGACACCATTACAGGTCTGACTGCGAGCGATATGACCTTCACTAACTACAGCTCATTAGCTGGGAACTTTGTATATATTGGTTCTCCCGAAGATGGATTATTCAAAATAGTGACAGCTAACCCAGGTGACTACACCGATGTATATGATTCTGCAAAAAACTTTAAAGGATATTTCTTCATTGATAAAGGTCGTTCTATTATGTGGGGCACTGATACTGACAAAACTGGTCTGTACGGTTCTTATATTGATAGTCAGGATTCCGATGTTTATACTACAGTTGCTGATGAAGCTATTGGAAGCTCCGGGTCCACTAACTATACCGGTACTCTGGCTTTTAAAGGTAGTGGAGCTACGCGCACTTGCTTTGGCGTTACTTTTGACGATGGGACTACTACTCTCACAGTTGATTTTACAGGTAATGTAACAAGCACATCAGCAGGGTCAGGAACGGTGAACTTCATGTCTGGGGCTTATAACATCACGTTTGATGCAACAACAGTTGGTGCAGTAGTTGGTGACTACCAGTGGGAAGACAGCAACGCCAACGGCGTAACTGACTACACTAAAACCGCAACACGTTTAGCGGGTGAAGGTTTTGTCGTACGACAAGATGCAGGAGGCGACGCTATCCAATCGGTCGTTCCTTTTGATGGCTCCTACTTTTCTTTTAAGGAGAACTCTGTTTACAAATTCACACTAGATATTCTGGACTTAAACCCTACAAACGAACTCATACGAACCGACGTAGGTATAAGTTCAACACGCGCAGCCGTAGGGACAGGCGCTGGTATCGTATTCCTTAATACTGGTAATCTAAGCAAACCTCAGATAAACATTTTGAAACATAATCCTGTTGGAGATAACTTCGACGTTACTCCTTTGTTTGCTCAGTTTAAATTTGAGAACTACACATATACTGATGTCACATTAGAGTCATGGGATAAGTTTGTGGTGATTGCATGTAAAGAAAGTTCTGATGAAAACAATCGATTACTTCTTTGTGACATGCACGAGAACACAGTTGATACTTCAACTTACGGCGTAAGGACCATGGCGAAAGATGCAGGACTACTCTACGGAGGAGATCCCCTATCCAAGACGACATACCATATGTTCTCAGGATTTGATGATATGAGTACTGTTATTACTAATGAATGGATTAGTGCCGGTGAAACCTACGGACTGTCATCACTGAAACGAACTAAGAACCTTATGTTTCAAGGAAGGACATCTCCTAACCAGACTATAAAGGTGTCAGTGGAGTTAGATAATGGTAACTTCCAACACGTAGGCTCAATTCTTGGTTCTGGGGATTATGTTGATTATGACGCTTCGTACGCGGTGGGTACTACTTATGTAGGGCAGGACACTATTGGAGGGGGGAGTGAGGCACAGATATATGAGTTCCGGATGAGCCTCAAGGTCAGACTAGCCAAGTTCCGAAAGCGAAGAATCAAGTTTGAAGCTACTGGGTACGGCTATTGTGCAATGCAGATGCTTACAGACTTTGATATCTGGATTTATGAGGATAAACTTCCTAAGAAATATCGCACAAAACAGAATGTCAGCTTATCTGGATTAGTTACTGACGAAGACGAACCTACATACTAATGGTATAATTATAAGCAAAGAAGACGCTCTTGTTTTAGAACTACAAAAAATTATCAATTTAACTTAAAATATTTTGGCAACCCCTAAAATAATCGCAGACTTTGAATCGCAACTAGGCGCAGCAATCTCTGTAGCAGACACCTCCTTCACACTGTCATCCGCAACAGATGATGACGGTACTGCTCTTCCAGATGGACTATACTACTTCACACTCAATAACGGTAGTTCTAACAAGGAATACCTTGCTGGTACTCTTTCTGGTACCTCAGTAACGAGCGTACTTCATGTGTCTCGACAAGGTACAGAAACATCTGGGACTAACAACGCTCACAGAGTGGGTGATTCAGTAATCATTACTGATTTCAATACATACAAGAAGTACATGGACGAGATTGCTTTAGTTTCTGCACCGGATGCTGATACTACTACTAAGGGTGTTTTTGAAGCACCTACTCTTGTCGAAGTACGAGCACGCACAGCATCGGGAGGTTCTGGGGCAAAACTCGCAATCACTCCAGATGTGGCAGTTGATATGCCTTCAGAGGATGAGAAGGCTGCATTGGCTGGAAGTTCAGGAACCCCGTCAACATCAAATAAGTTTGTGACTGCTGACGACGTTGCTAATGACGGCACTTCTGCAAAAATTATTCGTGCTTCTGGGACCAATCTACCTTCTGGAATTACAGGTATTAACAAAAAAGTTTTGTGTGATCCTGTAAACTCAGACATCGCACCAAGTGGCACTACAGAAACGACAATTTTCTCACAGAGTATCTCAGCAAATCTCTTGAGCACAAACAACGCTGTACGATTTAAGGTATTTGTTTCAAACCTCTCTAATCAAGGTGGTAGTACAGGCGATGAGCCTATTTTCAGATTAAAGTACGGAACTACTACAGTCGCAACACTTACACCAACAGCATCTTCTACAAATAACAATAATTTAAAAGGGTGGTTAGAAGGCCATCTTATGGCTGATGGGGCAACAGGCGCTCAGATAGCGACACTCTTAGCCGACTTTTCTGTTGATGATACAGATTATGATGCTCACGGTTCCGGTAAAAATTACAGACACCTAGAGACTGGTACAGCATCGGAGGACAGCACAGGGGCCCTTAACTTAGTACTTACTATTCAATTTTCTGACAATGGTAGCGCTAGTAACGACTTCGTGCCAGCAGGAATAATAATTGAGCTAGTTTCATAATATGGACCCTATACTAGACACAACAACGGCACACTCTACAACTAATTTGCCTGGACCTATTGATTACAGTCAAAAAGCGCCATTCACAGATGGTGGTTATACAAATGAATCTAATTTTAAATTCGGAGGTGGAACAGGGGGCACAGCAACTCTTGTAGACCCAACATTTGCAACTGGTTCTGTGGCACCTTCTAACGGTGCAGCTCCAACCGTAGGCAATACAATAGCTGACCTGTACGCAGGGTTAGGAAACGCACAGACTCTTTTAGACCAAAGAAATGCTACCTCAGCAACAGGAGGCACTGGCAACGGAGACGCGGCTATATCTTCTTTTGATACATACACACCACAGCCAGTTTGGGACCAAGACGCAGCAGACAAACAAGCGCGACGCGACCAACTACGTTTACACCAAGCAGAAATTGACGCAACTAACCAGATCTATGATGAACAACTACGAGTCGCACGACTTGAGGGTGAAGGACGAATTGGTTCCACACGAGCTATAGGAGCGCGTGGCGGTATTCTCGGCTCAGACTTTGCTGGTGCACAGAAACAAGCGCAGCTATCTGCGAACGCTTCAGAACGTGCCGGTATTAACGCTTCGCGTCAGGCGAAGCTTGGAGCAATAATGGGTAATATAAACGACAGGGCAGTTGCACAAGCTGAGTCGCGACGGGAAGCATTTAGTCTAAACGCTGATGCACTTTTGGCTGATATTGCTGGTGAACCCGCTGTTAGACGAGACAACATAATGCAATTTGCTGGCGACCTTATTGCACAAGGTATGGATATTTCAGAAATAGATGAGGAAGAATTGAAAGAAATCGCTAAAAGGGCAGGTGCCACTACACAGGATTTGATTGCAGGATATGCAAAAGCTAAGGCAGGTATCGGCACAGAAGGAGATGATAAGAAATACACACTTAAAGAAGGCGAAACATTAGTTAATGCGTCAGGTGAAACATTAGCAAGTGTTGCTGGCGAACCTGTTGTTTATAAAGAGGGAGACTTAATTCAAAACGCTGACGGTACTACTACTAAGATTCCAAAAACATCAGCAGCAGGCGGAGCAGGCAGTAGTTCAACCTTCACAATAAAGACTCTCTCCGGAGATGTGCGATCAGAGCTTATTGATGACATTCAAAACTCACAAGCAGCAAAAGACGGGACACTCACACTGCAATCACTCCTTCAGGCTTACGGCGATGTAAATACTGAAGCAGTGACAGATATGTATAACCAGTTCTACCTACCTCCAGAACCCCCAAGAGGAGGCGAGGATGGGAATATTTGGACATTCTGGAAATAAATAAATATGGGAAGACTTGATAACCAACAACAAAATAAGGTTGGGCGTCTACCGCGAGGAGTTACGACAGGTCAACAAGCGATAGAAACGCCAACACCTAGCAAAGGTAACTTTATTACAAACGCACCGAGTAACATTCGGGCTTTTGCTCGTGGTGAGGTGAAGCCGAAGGCTGTACTTAGAGAAATTGGTGAGACACCAGCTAAGGTTACAAGGGCACTCTTCCCAGGTGTGTCCAGTGTTATTGATGAGAATATCCCAGTTCTTGCAGAGGGAGCAAAGTTTGCAGGAAGCTCTAAAGTACGAGAACAATATAGAACCGGCGACTTAGCCAACAGGCCAGACTTCAGACATTTAGATCCTAAGAAGATGGGAAAGAACGCACTAGCTGCGATGTTGGAGGTATCAATAATGAGAGCATTACCGTCAGGATTTAAGGGTGGTGTTGGCCAACGACTTGGAGTGGGTGGACTAGAGGGTATTGGCTTAGCTGTTGCTGAGGGGTTGGCAAAGGACCAGACGGCTGACGAGGTGATGAAGAACGCTACACTATATGGTGTAAGTGGAGCGGTACTAAACGCCGTGGCTCCTGTACTTGGTCCTCTACTCCGAAAGGAACTCTCGAGAGCACCAAAAGCAGCTATTGAAGCGTCAAAACGAGTAGATGAGGTGGCTCCTACTAAGGCTGTTGACGAGGTAGCACCACGGGGCTCTACTCCTGAAACCCCTATACAAGCGGCTCCTGTACAGAGTGAACAACTTCCTATCGGTGGTGAAACTAAGGGTCTTTCACAATTAGAGCACCGAGCTCTCGCTAATACAGAAGATCCTAGATATATTAAAGAATACGATAACTACAAAAATGACGTAGACAACGTAGATGGTCCAGAAATAACTGGAGCAAGTAATCCAGAACAGGTTAAAAGGGCAGCATCGTTTCGTTCTAAACTTACACAAGAACAAACCGACTTCTATGTGAATGGTGGGGTTATTCCACAAGAAGAAGGTATTTTACGTACAGCTTTTCTGAAGGCAGCGGCTGACCAAGCTGCGTTGGAGGGCAACTCGGGACTTGTTGCGGTAGTCGCACGACGCCTTGGACAAATCGCAAGGCGCTTTGGACAAGAAATTCAGTTCACAAAGAACTTCAACGAGCTAGATGCGTCAACAAATATTGCAGACCTTTTGTCTGTCAGGCTCAAGGCGGTTGACTCACGACTCTCAGGCTCGCAAACTGCGAAAGGGATAATCGGTGAGTCAGTAACGAAGGGCAAGAAGGAGCTTACGAAAACGCAACTTAAACAGCAAGACGCTGAAGATTTAATTAATAGCATAGACCTTTGTTAATATGGCACGAGTTTGTTTACCAGCAGAAAATAGAGACGCACTTTTAAGAGCCTTGAAGGGAGGCGACCTTAATATTGCTGATTTATACAACATGACAACATCTGCTGAGCGCCGTGCGCATTTCGCTAAGTTCGTTCCTGAAGACCAAATCACTATCGTCAATGCAAAGTTTGAACAAGCGATGATTTCTAATCAAAGGAAGGCACTACGTAACTGGGTTATTTCAACAACAGCAGAGAAGGACCCAATCCGAAAGGACCTACTTAAACGTGTTGACCGGAACAAAGAGTTTTTAAATACTGCACAGACAGATAACTTCCTAGAAGACCTTGTTGAACATAAGCTCGGTATTTCTGTAACCAAAGAAGAGACAGAAACGATTGTTAAAATGTCTGAGGCTATTCGAGAAGCAAAAGTAAAGGTAGACAGAACCTCGGCTGACGACCATATCAGTAGAATTACATACGGGATGGCGCTACGTAAATTTAAAAACTATATTGGTGATTTAAAACTAAAGTCAGAAGCACCAACACTTAAAGAACGTACAGCACTTACAATGCAGCCGCGTAATGTATTAGATGCGTCACTCGCTTCAAAAGGAATGATTGCTTCTATGGACCTTAGTTATTCACTCCGACAGGGTATCAAAACACTACTCGCTGGTGATGTGAAAACATGGGCTAGATCTTTCGGAGCGTCTGTCAAAACATTTGGCGAAGAGATGATTGCTAAAGCACCTGGCGCTTTTAAAGATAGAGATACTGCAGTGATGGATGCGATGTACGCACGTATCTACGGTAGTGAGAACGCATTAAACGGTAAGTTCACAGCATCTAAAGATGGGTATAACATAGGGCTGCTATTTGAAGAGGCGTTCCCTTCAGCACTGCCAGAGAAGGTACCAGGACTAGGACGAATATTTAAAGCATCACAGAATGCATACGAAGCGGGTGCTCTACAGATGCGTTTCGACTTAGCCAACAAGTACATCAAGATTGGTGAGAAGAATGGACTGGACATGCTAGAAGAAGGTAATGCTACAGCAATGGGGCACTTAGTAGGTTCTATGACAGGACGCTCAGGAATAGGTAGGTTTGAGCCAATAGGTCGTCCATTAAATGCTACGTTCTTTGCGCCTCGTTTCTTAATGTCTAACTTCCACACCCTAACAGGTTCAGCTTTTGATAAGGCAATCAAAGCAAATCCTGTAGCAAGGAAGGAGGCAGCAAAGGTATCACTACGAATTGCAGCGTCACTAGCTACTATCCTAATAACAGCGAAGGCACTAGATAAAGACAGTGTAGAAATGGACCCACGCGCTACTAAGTTTGGAAAGGTAAAAGTAGGGAAGGATGTTTGGGTTGATATTACAGGAGGTATGGGAGGACTCGCAGTACTTGGAGCACGACTAGCAACTGGTCAGACTAAATCAGCTACAGGGAAGATTATAGAAGGGCGCTCAGCAGCCTTCGGTTCTCAAACATCGCTAGATACATTAGAGCAGTTCGTTAAAGGCAAGTTCTCTCCAGGAGCAGGAGCGGTACGAGATATCCTGAAAGGAAAGAACTTTGCAGGTGACAAACCTTCTATTGGGAGTATCGCACTAGGTATGACAGTGCCTATTTCAGTACAAAACATCACCGACGACCTACAAAAAGGTAATGACGACTTCCTTATGGCTGCTATCTTAGAAGGATTTGGATTGTCAGTAAGCCGTGATTCGTTTGGTGCGTCTAGTAACGCATGGAAAGCATTTGAGGAGAAGCATGGAGCAGCTAAACAGTCCAAAGCTCTTAAAGAACTTACTGCAAATCACAGGAAACGACTGGAGAGACTTGAGCGCTCACCTAGTTGGGACAAGATGACTCTAGAAGAGATGAATAAAGAAATAGACAAAATCAAACGAGAGGAGACAGCGAAGATTATGAGAAAGTACGGGATTAAATAAACAATATGGCAAAACTATCAAAAACACGAGTAAAGAGAATGAAGAAAAACGCAGCGAAGATTCAACCACCTGCGCTTGGAGTTAAGAGTGTAGCTAGGAAACTTCTTAAAAAAGCTGCACCGAAGGTTGCAAAGAAAGCAACCAGCTTTGCTATGAAAGGGCAAAAGAGAGTGAAGATTAAGAGAGTACCCACTCAGTTCTTCAAAAACAAAATAGCTGGTACTCGGTCAAAACGAGCTGTGAGAAGATATACCACCAATAAGAGAAACCGCAAGTAAATGTTATAATTAAAGCAAATAAACTTATCACCATGCCACCTGAACAAGAACAACCAAATGACGGAAATGTGGGCGTAGAAGCCATCATTAAAACCAATCAAGAATCCAACGAGAAACTTGAGGGAATTAAGGCTACAGGCGAAGCGACAGCTGTGAAGACTAATGAAGTTGCGAAGAATACCGAAGCGCAAATCCTACAATCTCAGAGAAATACTGAGGAGACTATTAGTGCTATCAAGCCAAGCCTAGACGCTCAGGCTAAAATGGCTAATATCGTTACTGCTGTACTTACAAACCTGGAGGGACCAGAAGGAGCGAAGGGCGATAAGGGCGATAAGGGTGATTCTATTAAAGGTGAGAAAGGGGATGCAGGAAAAGACTCAAAGGTTCCAGGACCAAAAGGTGATACAGGAGCTGACTCTACAGTAGAAGGACCAGCAGGACCGCCAGGACCAGAGGGAGCTGCTTCTACAGTTCCAGGACCAAAAGGTGACGCCGGTATCAAAGGTAAGGCAGGTAAAGACTCTGACTCCAAGACAATCATTAAGGAAACTACAAAGATAGTGCGAGAGAAACTTGGGGAGGAAGTCGGGAAGCGTTTAGATAACAACATGGAGACTATTAAACGTCACGTTTCTTCTAAGAGCTACGCAACAAGCGACCTGACAGATACACAGACTGCAGATACTGGACAGATTATGACTAAGCAAGCTGATGGCTCATGGGCTCCAGCAACCGCGAGTGGTACAGGCGACATGCTCCAAGCTACATATGATGCTGCAGGAGGCGCTGAACAAGTAGCTTTTGCAAGTGATTTAGGAACAGCTGCAGCATCAGCAACTACTGACTTCGCTACAGGCGCAGAAGGTGACTTGGCAGCTACAGCACTCCAACCGGCAGATATTTCAGATACAGCATATGGGGCAGGATGGAACGCAGACACAGGTGCTGCTTCTAAGAACGCTATTTACGATAAGATTGAAACTCTGGGGGGAGGAGGAACGGTAGACACATCAGGTACACCAGTAGCTAATGACTTCGCGCGCTTCACTGATGCTGACACTATTGAAGGGCGTTCATACTCAGAGGTGGCAGCTGACCTTTCTCTTGAGATTGGTACAGACGTACAGGCTTATGATGCTGTACTAGACGCAACTACAGCATCTTTCACTACAGCCGATGAAACAAAGCTTGATGCAATTGAAGCCTCAGCAGACGTAACTGACACAGCAAACGTAACAAGTGCAGGTGCAGTAATGGATTCAGAACTGACCTCTATCGCTGATGTGAAAGCACTAGACCAAAGTGTTGTTTCAGGGTCTACACCTACATTTGGAACAGGAAGCATGTCAGACGCTTTTAACAAGCGGTTTATGACAGACGCTCAGGAGACAGTACTTGATAGTGTCGAGTCTAACGCAGACGTAACTGACACAGCAAACGTAACTTCATCAGGAGCATTGATGGACTCAGAGGTTACTAACCTTGAACAAGTTAAAGCGTTTGATACAACGGACTACGCTACAGCAGCACAAGGAACTACAGCAGACAGCGCACTTCAAGACCTTGTGGACGATACCACTCCAACACTCGGAGGTGAACTAGATTGTGGAGCTAACTCAATTGGCTTCACAATGCAGACTGCTACTGGTGATGGTACTACTACTGTAGACTGGGGGAATGGAAACCATTTTGACTTCACTTTTGGTGCATTTAACGAAACATTTACATTCACTGCACCAACAAAATCAGGTGTATATACAATGTCACTACTGCAAGACTCAGTAGGTTCTCGTACAGCTACATGGCCAGCGACAGTGAAGTGGCCTGCAGGAACAGCTCCAACTCTTACAACTACCGCAACAACTGGTTACGACTTAGTTTCATTTCGATTCGATGGAAC